GCCGAGTTCAAACCGAAGGCCCCCGCAATCACCGCATCACCCCAACCCGCGCAAGACGAGGCGCAGCCTGCGCCGCTGAGGAGAATCCAATGATCGAAGTTGAACGCCGGTTCACCCCCGGTCAGGTGGAGGTCCGCGCCTCGGCCAAGCAGGACAGTCGGACGGTGGGCGGCTACGCGCTGAAGTTCAACAAGCAGTCCAGGAACCTGGGCGGGTTCGTCGAGCAGATCGACCCGCGGGCGCTGAACAAGTCCCGCGGCGACGGCTGGCCCGACGTGATGGCCCGGTACAACCATGACGACAACATGCTTCTGGGCACGACGTCGGCGCGCACCCTGCGACTGACGGTCGACGAAGTTGGCCTCGTGTACGAGGTCGACGTTCCGCAAGCCCGCGCGGATGTGTATGAACTGATCCAGCGCGGCGACGTCGGCAAGTCCAGCTTTGCTTTCATGGTGCCGCCCGAGGGCGACAACTGGGAACTGAACGACCTCGACATTCCGCTCCGGACCCTGAACTCGATCAAGCTGGTCGACGTGGCCCCGGTGAACCAGCCGGCCTATCTGGACACCTCGAGCGCTGTCCGGTCGCTGGCGGAGCACATGCACGCCGACGAGGCTGAGGTCCGCAAGATGGCCGAGCAGAACGATCTGCGGAAGTTCTTCAAGCGCACCGACAACGCCGGGGCACCGAAGCCGAACCACACCACGTTCGGGCCATCCGCCCGTATGGCCCTACTGGGCCGCGCCCAGGATCCCTGGGCCTGATTACTTGTCGGCAGGGCTGTTCCCACCGACGAAACCGCACTACCGCACCACCTTTTGGTCAGACAGGGCCGTTCCCATCTGGCGCACCCAAACACACCCCAATCCAAGGAGTTAAACGATGAGTGATCTCATCAAGGGGCTGCGTGAACGTCGGGCGAACGTCTGGGAACAGGCCAAGACCGTAGCGGATCGCGCAGCCGAAGAGGCCCGGGACTTCTCGGGCGAAGAGCAGAAGACGTGGGACAGCCTGAACGCTGAACTCGACCGTCTCGACCAGCGCATCAAAGCCTCCATCGAGGGCGAGCAGCGCGCCAAGGATATCGAGGACGCGTACGGCAACCTGCAGGGCAAGCCGAAGGTCGCTGGCCGCGACGCTGGCGAAGAAGGCTTCGCAGCCGAGTTGCGGAACTTCATGGCCGGCAAGTCCGGGCATGCGTTCGAGGTCAACCCTGGCCCCGTCAACTTCCGTACCCTGTCCAAGCTGACCGCAGCGGCCGGACTCAACACGGTGCCGACCAGTTTCTACGATCGGCTGATTGCGCATCTCATCGAGACCGCATCGATCCTGCAGGCCGGCGCGACCGTCATGCAGACCGGCGGTGGCGAGTCCATCCAGGTCCCGAAGACCACCGCGCACTCAACTGCGGCGATCATCACTGAAGGTGCGGCCATCGGTGCATCCGATCCGACCTTCGGTCAGGTCACCCTCGGCGCGTACAAGTATGGCCTGCTGATTCAGGTGTCCCGCGAGCTCATCGCTGACACCGGGGCCGACCTCGAGGGCTACCTCAGCATGCAGGCCGGTCGCGCACTGGGCAATGCGTTCGGCGCCCACGCCATCACCGGCACCGGCACCGGCATGCCGCGCGGAATCACCATCGACTCGACCCTGGGTGTTACCTCGGGAACCGGTGTCGCTGGCGCCCCGACGGCGGACAACCTGATCGACCTGTACTACTCGGTCATCCCGCCGTATCGGAACTCGCCTAACGCAGCGTGGATCGTCAAGGATTCGACCGTGGCCACGCTGCGGAAGATCAAGGACTCGACTGGTCAATACCTGTGGCAGCCGGGTCTGCAGTCGGGGGTGCCCGACACGTTCCTCGGCAAGCAGGTCATCACCGATCCGGGTGTGGCCGCCACTGCCGTCAACGCGAAGTCGGTCATCTTCGGCGACATCTCGCAGTACTTCGTGCGCATGGTCAATGGGGTGCGGTTCGAGCGCTCCGATGACTACGCCTTCAACACGGACCTGGTGACCTTCCGGGCGTTGCTGCGGGCCGATGGGGCACTGGTCGACCTGACCGGCGCCGTCAAGCATCTCGTCGGCGCAGCGACATAGAAACGGAGTCGGAAATGGCACACGAGGATGAAGTGGTTAAGCCTGAGGATCAGGTCGAGTCCAAGCTGATCAGCGAGGCGCAACAGCGTCACGAGTACGCGAAGACCGAGTTTGCGACCGATCAGGAGAAGAAGCAGGCCGCCGTCGAGGAGGCTCACGCCCTCTCGACCCGCCCTGACGGGTCGTACGCCCAGTTGCATGAGGGCGAGGTTCCGACCCTGGCTGTAGCGGACAAGGCCTACAAGGCTCAGCTTGAGAAGGATGAGGCTGAAGCCAAGAAGGTCCTGACCGGCGATGAGCCTGGTCCTGTCGAGTCCGCGAAGCCTGCGGCGAAGAAGTAGTTAGGCTGGTGCGGCAGGTTTCACCGCCTGCCGCACCGCAACTTTGGGGGTGTTGAAATTGCTGGTCACCATGGTTGGTTATGTGTCTGGTTTGCGGGATGGCAAGCCATGGCCGCTACCGGGTCACGCGGTTGATCTGCCGGACGATGAGGCCATCCAACTGATCGGGAATCAGATGGCCGTGCCGGCGACCGACCCCGATACGGGCGTCGAGACCGCGGTTCGTGCTCAAACCCCGATTGAGAAGCGTGAGGCGTTGGTAGGGAAGCGCACCGCGAAAGCCTCGACCGCTCACTAATCGTGTGGGCCCGGGGCATACCCCCGCCTCCCGGGCCCACGCACAGCCCTTCTGGATGGATGTTGCTTACTCGTCGCACGTTCCTGTCGCTGGTCGCGGCCCTGTCATTGGTCCCGTTGCCGGCCGAGGCGAAGCCCAAGAAGCACCCGTTCACCCTGTATCGCGACACCTACAGCAACTCGTATTGAAGGGGAGACAATGCCCGCATCGCCTGCCCTTTCAACGTCGCGCGCGGCTGATTCGACCGGGCATCTCGCGGACACCAACACGGTCCACGGCATCGTCAACGCGATCTACAAGGCGAGCATCGGCACGACCCGTACCACCGGCTACACGCTGACCCAGGCGAACTCGGGTGAGCTGATCCCGGTCAACTCGGCTTCCTCGGTGGCGATCACTGTTCCCGTGCTCGAGGTCGGGACGATGGTCGAACTGTTCCGGATGGGTGCGGGTGCGGTCACTCTGACCGCTTCGGGAACGACGTTGACGGTTCCAACCGGTGCCACCGCTACCCCGCGGGTTCAGGGCTCGGTCATCTCCCTGCTGTGGGTGACGACAACTTCTGTGCTGGTGGGCGGGGACCTTACGTGAGGCGTAGCCTCCGCGCCGCTGTGGGCCGTCGCTGGGCCGCTGCATCGGGCGGGGTCCCGTCGGGCTGGACGCAGACGGTCGCCCTAGGATCGGTGTCGAACGCAGCCGGGGTGATGAGCTTGACCACCCCGACCGGGGCATACGCCGGATCTCCTGCGGTGGTGTGGACGTCGCAGACCGCGATGGCCGACGGTGATTGGACGTTCGACATCGGGTCGACACTGGCCGAGCAGTATCCGGTGGTGTCGGTTCGCGCGGACACGATCTCGTCCGGCTCGTACCCGGCGAATGGGTATGCGGTCGAGTTCCAACCGGCGGCCGGTCAGCCGTCGACGTCGCACTGGCTGTTCCGTAAACGGGTCGGGGGCGTACAGACCGACCTGGCGTCCGGTGACTTCGCGATGTCGGCCAGCATCCGCACGAAGGTCCGGATCCAGACGATCGGTTCGGCGATCAAGCTACGGCTGTGGTTGGCGAACGTGGCGGAGCCGGGCACATGGAACATGGAGATTACCGACGCGTCCGTGTCGGCTGCGGGACGGTTCACGGTTGGCGGCAACAACGGCTCGGCGGGGACCGCGGTCACGTACACGTTTGCCAACTTCGCGACCACTTCGCTCGATGTGGTCCCGATCCAGGCGGCCGCGCCAACCGGCTACACCCGAGTGTTCACCGAGGACTTCGACGACGTCGGCTACGCAGAGGGCGCGTTCGTCGTTGGCACTGCCGGTGGCGCCGATGACGGGCGGCTGTTGTCGAGTTCGACCCCGTATGCCCGCTACTACTCGAAGCTGAACCTGTATCCGGACGGCGGGACGTACCCGAACTCGCCGGCCACCGCGCAGTACTACACGTCGCGCACTGTGTCGACGCAGACGGCGGCAACCGAGCCGACCGCGAACGGGCTGCTGAACATCCGCTGCCACACGGCAAACATCAGCGGCACCCCGACCGCGGTGTCGGGTTGGATGCGGCCCATCACGCCCGCCGACGTGTCCCAGAAGCTCTCGTACTGCCATGTGGCGACCCGGATGCGGATCAAGAACACCACGAACACGTCCAATTTCGGCGGGGTGATCGTGCTCATCGCGGATAACTGGCCCCAAGACGGGGAGATGGACTATCCGGAGGGCGCGTTCAACGAGAAGATCGGCGGCTTCTTCCACTACGCCGACCCGGCCGCCACCGCCGGCACCTCGGGTAGTTACCAGTTGCCGTTCTATGTGACCCCGGATGCGTTCTGGGATGCGTGGCATGTGTACGAGACGTTCTGGCAGCCGGGCCGGCTGATCCACAAGATCGACGGCGCAACCGTGCTGGACACGACCGACCGAGTTCCGACCGCTTCACAGAAACTCGTGTGGCAGTGCGGGGTACACAACAATGCGATGCCGTCGTCGGGTGCGGTGGCTGAGTGGCAGATCGACTGGATCACCGTCGATGAATGGGACTAGGAGTTAGCGATGGCTCATCGCCACAACTCGGCCGATTCCGAGTGCTTCGGGTGCAAGGTGGCCGGTTTGAGCTATCAGGGTCTCAAGTCTCGGCATGGCTCCGATCCGGTGGAGTCTGTGCCGGTTGTGGCCGACGAGGGCGCGAGGGCTGGCAGGGCCGTGGGTCAGAGCCGGGTTCATTGGGACGGACGGCAGGACGCGACCGTATTCGCTCCACTCACCAAGATGGAAACGAAAGCGACGGAGTTCTAACTATGGCCGTGACAGTCTCGGGGCTCTACGTCCTGACGTTCATCGATGTGCTCGACACGACTCAGCTTGCTCTGGATCTCGACCTCGAGACCCATAAGCTCGCGTTGTTCACCAACTCGATCACCCCGAACTTTTCCAGCGACACCGCGTACGGCGTGTCCCCGTACAACGCCAACGAGGTCAGCGGCACGGGCTACACGTCGGGCGGCACTGTTCTGACGACGACGACCGTGACCGAATCTCCGACCGGCACGATCATGTGGGATGCGGCTGACACGTCCTGGTCGACCAGCACGATCACGAACGCGCGCGCGGGTCTGGCGTATGCGGATGCACTGGCGGGCAATAACGCGATCTGCCTGATCAACTTCGGCGCCGACTTCTCGACGGTCGCGGGGACGTTCACTGTTCAGTGGGCGTCGGGCGGGATCTTCAACTGGGATGTCACTCCGTAGCCCTCCGTGAATGGCAACTGACTGGAAGGGCTGACTCGTGGCTGTCGCCTTTCCATCATCCAGCAATACAGGAAACTTCCCTAGCACTACGTCCCGTGCCGCCACGGTTCCGTCGGGGGCCGCCGCCGACGATGTGATGTTCGCGTTCCTGGACCTGTGGCAGGGCGGGTCCGATCCGGCCGTGACCGCCCCGTCGGGGTTCACCCTGCTGTACAAGATCAGCGGCGGCACCGGGTCGACCGGCGTCATTTCCCGCTGCTACTGGAAGCGGCTGACCGGGTCTGACGCGGGCACGTATTCGTTCTCCTGGTCGGGCGCGCACTATGCCGGCCTGTCGGTGATCCGGGCGACCGGGGTCATCACCACGGGCGATCCGGTCGGATCGAACTATGCGACGACGTGGACGGCCAGCGGCACCGCGTTCGGCTCGGTCAACGTCAGCCCTGCCTATGCGCCGGGTTTGATCTGGCACGCCTACAACGACTCACCCGGCACGCACACCCCGCCAACCAGTTTCACCGAGATCATCGATGTGGACTGCGCGTCGGATGCGTGGCGGGTTCCCGGCTCGTCGGGTTCGCAGACGGCCAGTGGCGCTACCAGTTCGGTCGGGTCGCCGCGTCACGCCAGCCTGATCGCGGTTGAGCCGGCGGGGTCCGCAACGCACGCAACCCCGACCCCATCCGTCGTAGCCACCGCTGCAGCGCTGTCTGCGCCGTCGCTGGCCGTTGGCTCCACGATCACACCCGCATCGGCGGCGACCTCTGTGGGGCTTCCTGCGCCCACCGCGCGGGCGGGCGCGACGACCACACCGGCCACCACGGCCACCGCGGCGTCGCTGCCGGCCCCCGCACTGGTCACGGGCTCCAGAACTACCCCCGCGGTGATAGCGACCGTCACAGGGCTTCCTGCGCCCGCTGTGCTGACCGGCTCCAATGCCACCGCAACACCAACAGTCATCGCCACCGCCGCGGCCGTTCCGGCGCCGACGGTTCAGACGGGATCGCGCGCCACTCCGTCGGTAGTCGCTACCGTTACAGCCGTCCCTGCTCCGTCGGTTCAGACCGGCAACAGCACGACCGTCACCCCCGCTGTAGTGGCGACGGTCACCACGGTCGGGACTGCGACACTCCACGCCGGATCGACGGTCACCGCAATCACGGTCGCGACGGTCACCGCGCTACCTGCTCCGTCGGTTCAGACCGGCAACAGTGTCACGATCACCGCGGTCGCTGTGGTCACGACTTCGACACTCCCGACGCCGGCACTGGCGACCGGATCGAGGCTCAACCCGGCCACGGTCGCGACGGCGACGGCAGTCCCGACCCCCGCTGTGGGCTCGGTCACCCTCGTCGCTGCGGTCACGGTCGCAACCACAGTCGCGCTCCCGGCTCCGTCGTTCCATGCGGGCTCGACGGTCGCAGCACAGGTCATCGCCTCCTATGCCGCGGTGGGTGCGGTCACGGTCATCGCCCCCGCTGTATACGGGACGGGCGGGGCAGGGCAGGGCACGGCCGCTACCGCGAGATCGGGTGTCGGCAATGCGGCAACGGGCCGCGCAGGTTCATCGCCGGCCGCCAGCGGCACGATTGGAAGGGGATAACGGTGGCTCTCAATCTGGGCGGCGTCATCCGGCTCACCTATGCCGTGAAGAACGATCTCGGCGCAGCAGCCAACCCGAGCTCGGCAACCCTGACGATCACCCAGCCTGACGGCACGGTCGCGGCCGGGACCACGATCTCGCTGCCACCGACGGTCACCGGCTCCCTGGTGTACGACTTCACCCCGACCCAAGTCGGGCTGCATTCGGTCCACTGGGCGACGACGGTCCCGACGACCGCCGAGGATGATGTCTTCACCGCCGAGGCGCCGGCGCGCTCGCTGGTGTCGGTC